CTTGGTGTTCGAGGCCCCCGGCTGTACAATGACTTTCTCCGGCCCGTCGTCACGTCGGCTTCCCGCGGACTGGTTCGAGCTTTCCCGATGGTGCATCACCAGCGGCGTTGGATCTCAGCATTGGGCCTCCGCCGTCGAATGGCTCCGCTCGAACGCGCCAACGTGCACGACGGTAGTGAGCTACTCCGATCCGTCCGTCGGTCACGATGGCGCCCTGTATCGGGCCTGCAATTGGTGGTGGGCACCGACGTGGCACGTGCTACGGCCCCCTCCCACGGGCGCGGGGACCCGCGGAGGGAAGCGCCAAGCGGCGAAACACCGATGGGTGTACCTACTGCGTCCAGACGATCGGCGCGGTGCGCTCCTAGCATTGCGCGACGCGACGCTAGCCCGACGCTACCCGTGGGCAGGGTACCAAGAGCCTACATGGCGGAGAGGCGTACCCGTGAGGTCACGCGCCGACGCTTTCCGGATGTTCCGCGGGGTTAATCCGTGACCCCCGAGGACCTCACGCGAGCGGCCGCGGCTTCGAGCCTCTATCGGTTCGCGCGCCTCGCGTGGAGGCACACGGAGATCCCCGGCGGGACGCCGTTCGCGGGGTCGTGGCACCTCGAGGAACTCTGTCGAGCGATCGAATCGTTCCACCGTCGCGAGCCTCGGGACCTCGTGATCAACGTCCCCCCGGCGACCGGAAAGAGCCTGTTCTCCGGGGTCTTCTACCCCGCGTGGATCTGGTCCAAGGATCCGTCGCATCGGTTCATCTACGTCTCGTATGACGCCGCGCTACTGAATAGGGACTCCGGGACCCTCGCGGGCCTCCTTCGATCGGAATGGTACCGCCGTCACTGGGGTGACGTCCTCGCCCCCGGACCGACCGCGGTCGGGAACCTCGTGACCGTCGCCGGCGGGGGACGGTTGAATACGTCGATCCGAGGCAAAGGGACCGGATGGCACTGTCACACTCTGGTCGTCGACGATCCGAATAAGGCGCAGGATGCCTTTGCTAGTCCGGCGAACCTTGAGTTCGCCTGGACCGCGATCAACACGACGTTCAGCAACCGGACCACGGATCCCGCGACATTCGGCCGCTTGATCATAGGCCAACGTCTCTCGTCGGACGACGTCACCGCGCGCGCCGTGGACGCCGGATGGTCGCGCCTGTCACTGCCGATGCGGTACGTCCACGATTCGGAGGCCGCGGCGTGCGATCGCCGTACCGCGGAGGGCGAGCCGCTGTTCCCCTCGCGGTTCCCGGAACCGGTTCTCGCGGAGCTCGAATCTACGTTGCGCCTCCTAGGGACATGGGAAGCGCAGTATCAGCAACGGCCCGTCCGGACCGAGGGAACCTCGTTCGACCCCGCGTGGATCGACGTCGTCCCGAAGGACTCGATCCCCTACGCCGACGGGTCCGCGATCCAGTCGTGGGATCTGACCTTCAAGGGCAACGAAGCCTCGGACTGGATCGCGGGCCAGTGGTGGATCCGCTCGAGGGACGACCACTTTTTCATGGCGGCCCCGCCCGTGTTCCGTCGTGCCTCGTTCACGGAGACGGTCGCGACGATCGCGGAACACTCCTCGGCGTGGCCCGCCTCGAGGGTCCTCATTGAGGACAAGGCCAACGGCCCCGCATGCGAGGACGTCCTACGGGACGCCGTCGGCGGGATCGAACTCGTGAACCCCGAAGGCTCGAAGGAGGCGCGATTCGTCGGGACGACGCCGCTATGGCGATCCGGAAGAGTCCACGTGATCGACGGGCCTCACGTCGAGCGCATGCGCCGGGAGTGGCCACGCTTCCCGCGGATCGCGAGGGACGACGACATCGACGCCGCGAGCCAAGCGCTTCGCTACTTGTCGCGCGGCGCTGGTTACACGGCCCGTCTCATGGCACTCTTGGGCCGTGGCTAATACTCGCGCGGACGCATGGGAGAACCTCGCAACGGGCCTCGGGGGCGCGACGGACGCCGCGTCCTCGATGACGTGGACCGGAGGATCGATCCTCGGGGAGCACGTCCTCGAATCGATCTATAACGGCGGGGGCATCGCCAGGGCGATCGTCGATTCGTTCCCCGATCACGCCCTTCGGCGCGGGTTCGGAACGGACCCCGCGACCGCGGCGGGCCTCGCCAAGGTCCGCGCCCTCGGGGCGCTCGCTCGGGCGGGGAAACTCGCGAGGCTCCACGGCGGGGCCGTGATCGTCGTGGGCACCGATGACGTTCATGTCCCCGCCTCGGAACCGATGGCGCCCGGCCCTCGGGAAGTCCGTTGGCTTCGCGTCTACGACTGCAGGTACGTCCATCGTGTCGGCGCTTGGCGCGATCTCGAGGACTGCGAGCGCTTCCGCATCCTCCGCGGAGTTCGCGGGCGCGGGGGGTTCACCGTCCACCGATCGAGGGTCCTCGTCGTCCGGGGGATCGAAACCACGGACGATGAACGCGACCGGCGCAACGGATGGGACGTCCCCGTCCTCGAAACTTGCTGGGGCTCCCTCCGGGACTACGCCGCGGCCTGTGCTTCCGTCGGTGCACTCGTGCAACGGGCCTCCGAAGGGGTCCTCACGATGAAGCACTTGCTGGACGCACTGTCGACCGATTCCCGTCTCGTCGCGGCGCGCGCCGCGGCCCTCCGGATGGGTCGATCCGCGGCGGGGATCACCCTGCTTGAGGAAGGTGAAACGTATCAGTACGTCTCGCCTTCGTTCGCCGGGCTCCCGGAGATCCTCGATCGGGCCATGACTCGCGTCTCGGCGGAGTCTCGGATCCCCGTGCAGATCCTCTTCGGAGACTCGCCCGGCGGACTCAATGCCACGGGCGAGGCCTCGCGCGGGACATGGGACGAAGAAGTCACCGCGTGGCGACGCGATACGCTGGACGAGCCGCTGGCGCGCCTTCTCTCGATCGGCTGGCCCGAAGCCGTGAACGAGTGGCCCCCGATGCGGGAACCGACGGCGAAGGAACTCGCCGAACTCCGGAAGCTCGAGGCGGACACGGACGCCGTTCGGGTCAATGCGGGCCTCGCGACCCCGGAAGAGATCCGGACCGGCGTCGCCGAACCGCCGACGACGTTCGACGATCCGATCGACGTCGCGACGGACGAAGCCGAACCGGCGATCTCCGCCCCGTCGGTGCTCGCCGTGAGAATGTCCGAGCTCGGCGCCGATCGGTGCCCTCACGGAAGGTCGAACCGTTGCCCATTGTGCGGTGTCGAGCGTGAATGGGCCGTCGAGCGGGACGCGTCCGGCGCGATCGCCTACCGCGGGACTTGGCGCGCGTCGTGACCGAGCGTCGCGTCGCGGGCCTCCCGCGCCTGTTGCGGGTCTATCGTGCCTTGGTCGCTTCATGGCCCTGGCAGGATCTCGCCGATGCGTACGAATCACGGGCGGACGCCTCGGAATGGATCCGCGCGAAGGTCGCCGCGTTCCGGGCGCAAGTCGAGACCTCCGTCACCTCTCGGGGTCTCGTGACGGAGATCGATCGATCGGCCGTCGCGACCGAGCAAGGGGCCGCGTTCGACGTCGGTCGCGCCCTTCGGGAATTGGGCCTCCCGAGGCTCCCGACGGTGGACCTTTCGGATCTCGTGACGCGGCGGAGGGTCGCGGCGTTCCGTCGGGAGAACCTGAAACTCATTCGAACCCTCGCACGGTCCGAGGTCGCCTCACTGCGGGATCTCCTCGTGGACGCGGAGCGCCGCGGCGCGCGCGTCGAGACGGTCCGCCGTGAGATCCAGGATCGCCTCGGGGTCGCACGAAGGCACGCCGATCTCTTGGCCCGTGATCAGACTCTCAAGCTCTCGGGGCAAGTCACGAAGGCCCGACAGACGCAGTCGGGGATCCGACGCTACAAGTGGTCCACGTCGCGGGACGAGCGCGTCCGCCCTCGACACGCGGAGCTCGACGGACAGATCTTCGAGTGGTCCGGGGACGGTCCGATCACGGACGCGAAGGGCAACAGGCACCATCCGGGCGGCGACTTTCAGTGTCGCTGCGTCGCGATCCCCGTACTAGACTAGGGCGATGGAAGAGATCACGAGGGTCGATCGCCTCGAGCGCACCGACCAGTGGACTACGACGACGGGCGGGGGCGTCCGCCTCGAGGCGCGATCGACTCGTACGGGGGTCCTCGTCTATCGCCTCGCGGACGGCACGGAGCGCCGCGAATATCGCCCCCCGGAGGAAGTCCACGCGCCGGAGTCTCTCGCGACGTGGGCGGACGTCCCCGTCACCGTGGCGCACCCCGAGGACGGATCCTTGGTCACCGCGTCGACGTGGTCCGCCGAGGCCGTCGGTCATGTCTCCGGGGCAGGCGCAGTGGACCCCGAGGATCCGCGGTTCGTCCGCGTCGCAGTGGTCGTCTCGGACGCGGACGCCGTCGGCGGGGTCCTCGCGAAGGAGATCGGCCGCGAGGTCTCGGCGGGATACCTCGCGGACTACGATCCGACCCCCGGGACGACCCCCGAGGGTGAGCCGTACGACGGGATCCAGCGGAGAATCCGCTACAATCATCTTGCCCTGTTGCGTGCGGGACAGGGCCGCGCGGGGCCCGACGTGCGGATCTTGCTCGACGCCGCGGATCCTGCCACGATCCCAGACATGACCATGATCAAGATCGACGGCCTCGAAGTCGTCCAGGGATCCGCCGAGCACGTCCGCGCGCTCGAAGCTCGCGCGGAACGTGAACGCCAGCGCGCGGATTCCCTCGAGGCGAACGCGAAGCGTGACGCGCACGTCCGCGCCTCGATGATCGCCACGCTGCGTACGATGACCGGCGATCCGCGGCGTCTCGACGCGGCGGACCCCGCGGCCGCGGCGACGTCCACCGAGGACGTCATGGCCTCGATCCTCAAGATGGCGGCCCCTGAGTTCGACACCGCCGGCAAGAGCTCGGACTACCTCCTCGGGGCCGTCGCGATGCTCGTCGCGACGGGCGGCGCGAAGGCCCCCTCGCCTCCGGCCCCCGCGGCGGACGCGAAACCGCCCGCACCGACGCCGGACCCCGCGCGAAGCCCGTCTCAGGCGGACGTCGCGCGAGACTCGATCGAGGCACTTCGCCACGGTCCCGCACCTCGGACGGACTCCGAGGACGATCCGATCGCGGCCGCTCTTGCTGAGCGCAAGGCCCGCGCGAACAAGAAAGGGGGCGCGTGATGCCCGGACAAACTGTGATCCCGTCCTCGATGGCCGTCGCCGCCGCAGGAATGCTCGAAGGCCCGATCGAATCGGCGATCACCCGCGTGATCGCGACCGCCGCGGGCGTCAACACCGGCCGCGCGGTGCGCCGTGGAAGCGTCGCCGGGAGAACCTGCGAACTCTTCGCCGCGGACGCGGACTCGGCCCTCATCGACGGGATCGTGATCCGTCAGCCGATGCGCGAGCGTTCGACGCCGGACTTTCCGCAGAACACGGAGGTCACGCTCCTTCGGCGCGGCGCGATCTGGCTCACGTGCCCCGTCGCGATCGCTCCGGCGGACAACGCTACCTTGTCGTGGATCGTGACCGGCGGTAACGCGGGCCTCCTGACGAACGTCGTGGACGCCAACGATCGAGCGATCGGCGTTCGATGCATCGTCGGCGCGGGGATCGGCGGGCTCGGCCTCTTCTACGTCAACCTCGGAGGAACCTGATCATGAGCCTCGATCCGAAGATCTACACCCTGCCCCGGGCGGTCCGTGATCGCCTCGTGGCGCAGATCTACCAGACGGCGTTCCCTCGCGCGGACGCGCAAGAGAGCGTCCTTTTCTCGCGCCAGCTCGAGCAGGTGCAAGCCGAGCTCGTTCGCGACGAGTTCCCGCAGTACGTGAACCGCCGCGCGGTCCCCGTCGCCGGGGGCGTCGCTCGAGGCGCTCGCACGTACACGTGGCGTCGCATGACTCCGGTCGGCGCGGCGAAGATGCTCAGCAACTACGCGACGGACTTCCCCAACGTTTCCGTGGTCGGGACGGAGTACACGACTCCGATCCGCGACGGTGGCGGCATGTGGCTCTCCTCGCTTCAGGACATGGAGGCCGGCGACATGGCCGGCGTCTCCCTGGACGCGGAGAACGCGCGCACGGCGCTCGAGTCGATCGAGCAGCTCCGCGAGCGTACGCAGCTCCGCGGGGACGCCACGTTGGGGATCCCCGGGTTCTTGAACGACTCGAGCGTCCCCCTCGTGACCACGGGCTACACGGGGAACTGGGACGCTGGCGCGACCACGGGCGCGCAGATCATCCAGGACGTTCGCCGCTTCCAGGCGGTCATCCAAGAGCAGTCGCAAGAGCGGCACCCCCCGCCCTACGTGATGATGATCAGCCCGGCGATCGCGACGCAGATGCGCACGAAGAACGCGAGCATCTACGAGTCCATGTCAGTGATGGACTACCTCCGCGAGCGCGACGGGATCGAGTTCGTCATCACTCCGGAGTGCGCCCTCGCGGACGCCGGTTCGGACGGCCCCCGGATGGTCCTCTACCGACGCGATCCGTCGGTCGTCCGACAGATCGCCCCCGTGGACTATGAGGAGCTCGCGCCGCAACTCCAGGGCTTCTCCATGGAGCACTACTTCCGGGCGCGCTTCGGAGGGTCGGTGTGGCAACGGCCCCTTGCCGGGCTGTACATCGACGGGATCCTCGACGGCGCGAACTGATCCAGCGCGCACGGACGCACTTGAAGGCCTCGCGGATCGCCTCCGCGGGGCCTTCGTGCTACGGTGACGGGATGACTACCGACACGAAGAAGGCCGTTTACGCCGTGAACACCTCCGCTCGACTGATCTATATCGAGGGCTTCCGCATCCCCCCGCTGGCGCACGTCGAGATCAAGACGTTCACGCCGGCCCTCGCGAAGAAGTGCGAGGGTACGGGGATCGAGTTCGGCGCGGACCCCGCGGCGATCTTGGCACGCGCGAAGCGCGGCCTCTCCGACGACGATCGCGCGGCGCTCGAATCCGGCGAAGTGAAACTCTTGCCCGCCGGGGTCTCCGCGGCGATGACCTCGACTCCGCCGGCTCCCGTGGACCTCGTGCCCCGATGATCTCCCGAGAGCGCTTCCTCGAGACCTACCCGGAGTTCCTCGCGGCACCCCCCGCGATGATCGATCGGGCGCTCGCGGACGCGCTCGAGCACGTCGACGCCGATACGTTCGGGACGCGCCTTGACGTCGCGCATGGCCTCGCGACGGCGCACCTGCTCGCGTTGTCGCCGTACGCGCAAGAGGCGCGGATCGCCGGCGACGATGCGCGGACAACGTACTCCGTCCAGCTCGATCGGATGCGCGGCGTCGCCGCGATCGGGATGCGATCATGGTGACCAGGGACGTCGATCGGGGATACCGGAAGGTCATGCAGGCCCTCTCCGCGAGGTCGCGTCACGTGGTCACCGTGGGGATCCATTCCGAAGAGGGGGCCGCGGGGAAAGCCCAGGGCCCTACGATCGCGGAGGTCGCGGAGATTAATGAGTTCGGCCTAGGCGTTCCAGCGCGTCCGGTGATCTCAGTGTACGCCGACCAACGCGGGACGGAACTCGTCGCCCTCATGAGGGACCGCGCGGCCGCGGGCCTCAAGCAGGGCGTTCCGATCGCGCAGTCGCTGGACGTCGTCGCGCAAGTCGCGGCCGGAGAGATCCAAGAAAGGTACGCCGCCGGGGTACCCCCGCCGAACTCCCCGGCGACGATCGCCCGGAAAGGGTCCTCCGTCCCGAGGATCAACACCGGACAGGAGCGCGCGGCGATCCGGGGGCGCGTCCGGTGACGGCGTCCCCGCTCTCACGGTTCGTCTCCGCCCTCGGGGCCCTCGTGGACGTCCCCGTCTATCGCGACGGGACTCCGCGGACCTTCGGGACGCCGTCCGCGTGGATCGAGGTCTCCCTGTTGGCCTCCGCGCCGATCGCGGTACGCCCAGCGGTGCGCTACGTCGAGCTCCCCGAGGACGAAGCGGCCCACGGTGACCCGCCGGGCCTCTCACCGGACCTCGAGGAACGCGTCACGGAGGCCGTGGAACTCTCCGCGCGGGTCCGTTGCCTCTCCCCGACGGTGTCCGACGTCCCGCTGATCCTGCTCGCGGAGCTCTCCGCGCGCCTAGGCTCGCCGATGGGGTCCGAGGTCCTCGAGGCGAACGGCCTAGGACTCCGAAGGGTCCTCGCGGGGCCGTCCGCCCTCCCGTGGAATTTCGACGGCCGAGATCGTTCCGTGGCCTTCCTCGACGTCGGGCTACACGCTACGATGTCCCTCGTTACTCGAACCGTGGACCCGATCGATCGTGTCTACCTCCGGAGAACCTGAACCATGTCCGACCTCGACGCCGTTTTCCGCGTGGACATTACCCGCGAGACAAGCTTCCCGTCCCAAGCGGGTTTCGGAACGCCGATGTTCCTGGCGTTCCATACCTTGTGGCCCGAACGCCTCCGCGTGTTCGACGTCGCATCGGTGATCTCGGAGCTCGATGCCCTCTCGGTCCCGGTGCATCACCCGGTGTACCGGGCCTGTTCCAAGGTCGCGGCCCTCCGACGGAAGCCCCAACGGATCGTGATCGGCCGGCGCGCGCTCGCCCCGACGATGATCGTCCGTCTCTCCCCGTTGGTCGCGACCGAAGGCCACGTCTACCGCTTCGTCGTGACCGACAAGAACGGACTCGCGACGGTGATCACGCGGACCGTTCCCGCGGCCTCGTCTACGACGGCGGAGGCCACGGCGATCGCCGCGCTGATCGATCCGTTGCTGGACATTACCGCAACGGCGTCCCTCGGAGTGATCACCGTCACCGGGATCGTCGGGACGTTCTTCGAACTGTCGGAACTGCCCCCGCCGGCGGAGCTCCGCGTCGAGGAGACCACGGCAGATCCGGGCCTCGCTACGGACCTCGCGGCGATCGGGCAAGCGGCCGAACAGGGGTCCTCGGCGCTCGAGTTCTACGGGGTCGCGCTGGACATCGCCGGAGAGGCCGCGGCGAAGGCCCTGTTCGCTTGGTGCCAGGCGAACGGTCGCGTCTGTGTCGTCCGATCGACGAATTCCGAGGTCGCGGACGGCGCGATCACGACGGACCTCGCCTCGGATCTGATCACGCTCGCGCATGACTGCGGCTTCGTCGTCTACGCCCAACAGGGAACGGCGACATTCCGAGACCTCTTGGCTCTCGCGGTGATCCTGTCCTACGACCCGGGGACGTACACCGCGGCTTACAAGACCCTCGAGGGGGACTCCGCCGATCGGCTGACGTCGGCGCAAGTCACGGCCCTCAGGGCCAAGCGTGCGAGCTATTACACGTCGGCACGGTCGACTCCGTACCTCTACGACGGACGCACCCCCAACGGCGAGTTCATCGATCTTCGGATCGCCTCCGATCTGATCGCCGCGAGGATCCAAGAGCGGCTTTTCGGCGTCCAGAAGAACGCTCCGAAGATCCCGTTCACCGGGCTAGGGATCGGCGTCCTAGCCGCGGCCGTCGAGGGGGTCCTCCTCGAGAACACCGCGACGGAGACGGACCCCGCGCGGGCCCTCGCGGGGGCAGAGTACGACGACCAGGGCAACCTTCTCTCCGAGGGCCCGATCGTCACTGCGCCGGCGCTCTCCGCGACGAGTCCCACGGACCGCGCGAACCGTGACCTTCGGGGGCTGACGTTCTCCGCGCGCTTCGCCGGCGCGATCCACACGGCGCGAATCGAAGGGAAGATCGGCGTATGACCACCGCGAAAACGTACGACCTACGACAGTCGACTTTTTTCTTCGGGGGCCTGTGCACCGAAGCGGGCAAGGGCGGCTTCGTCACGATCACACCGGCCGGTGAGAGGATCACGAAGGACGTCGACGTCAAGGGGGGCGTCGTGGTGCACAGCAACGCCCCCGCGAATCAGCGGAGCTACCGGATCGAACTGACCCTGATGCAAGGGGCCCTGTTCTCCGTGATCCTCTCCGCGATCGCGAAGGTCCCCGGGGTCGTTCAGCTCCCGTGTTCGGTGATCACCCCAACGGAGAAATTCGTCGGACGGGCGACGCTCGCGCTCGAGCCGACCCGGACCGCGACCGCCGAGACCACCGATCGCGTGTGGACCTTCGAAGCGGTCGGTGAGATTCAGGACACCGCGCTATGAGGACGACGGCAACGGCGACGCTACCCGGTGGGGCGAGCGTCCGAATGAAGCAACTGGGCGCGCGCGACGCGGCCGATCTCTTTCGTCGGCTCGTCTCCGCGAACGCCCCCGCGGGGGCCGGCGGGGGCGTCGCCCTCGGGGCGCTCCCCGAAGAGACGTTCCTGAAGATCTTCGATCTCGCGGTCGCGGCATCGGAGGTCGAACTCGTCGCGAAGACCGACGAAGGGGCCCCCGTCGCGTCCGCGTGGCGTCCACTGACACAGGGCGACCTCGTGAGCTTCAAGGACTCCGCGGCCCTCATGGAGCTCCTGATCCGGATCAACGTCCTGGATTTTCTCGCCGGGGAGTAGAGATCGTCCATCGCGCCGCGCACCTTCCGACGCCGAAGGGCGCGTCCCGGATCTCTCTCCCCGAGGCGATCGACTGGTGGATCTGGCGTCCGGTCTGGGACCGCCGCGCGACACTGACGGAGGTCGAGAGAGACTGGTCCCTCTCGGACGTGCTAGACTACGCAGAGATCGCCCTCGCATTCGACCGTCATGGCCCTTCGTGAACTCCTCGCAGTCTTCGACGTCCAGATCCCTACGGCCAAGATCGCCGCGGGCGGGAAGGCCGTCGACAAGCTTGCGGATCAGCTGAAGGGGTACGCGAAGTTCTACAGCTCCGCCGAGATCGTCCAGGGGGCCCGTTCCTTCGTGGACGGCCTCGTTCAACAGGCGACGCAACTTCAGGACACGTCGGATCAACTGGGCCTCTCTACGCGCGAGCTCCAACAGTGGGGCCTCGCGGCGAACCTCTCGGGGTCCAGCGGCGAAGATCTCTCGCGCGGCCTCGTGAAGCTGCAACAGAACGCGGAGGCCGGCGCCGATGTGTTCCGTACGCTCGGGGTCGCGACGGAGGACGCTTCGGGCAACGCGAAGCCCACGGCGCAGCTCTTTCGGGAGGTCGGCCTCGCGATCGGCAAGATCAAGGATCCGTCGGAGCGCACGAAGCGCGCGCTCGAAGCCCTCGGCAAGCCCGGAGTGAAACTCGCTCCGATGTTCGCCGGCGGGGCGGAGGGACTAGACTCCCTGCTCGGGGAGCTCGAACGGCTCGGCGGTGGACTCACGGAGGACGCGATCCGATCGATCAATGACTACGACGACGCCATGGTGCGATGGAACGTTCGCACGCTCGCCGTGAAGGGCGCGCTGGCGCGGGAACTCTTCCCCGCGCTCGAGATGGTCGCGACGAAGATCGGCGAAACCGTCTCCGCGTTCACGAAGGGCGAGCGCGGCGCGGACCGCCTGAAGATCGTCCTCGGGATCCTCGGTACAGCGGGCGCGATCGCGGGACTGCAGATGCTCGCGCCGTGGCTCCCATTGGTCGCGCTACTGACGGCGGCCTACCTGGTCGTCGATGATCTCGTCGTCGCCCTCAAGGGCGGAGACGCCGTATCGAAGGACTTGCTGGATACGCTGTTCGGCAAGGGGACCGGGGCCAGTGTCTTCGCCGCGATCCGCGCGGACCTCGAACAACTACAGGAGCGCATGAGGGACAAGGGCCCGGCGGAGGCCTTCGGAGAGGCGTTCTCCGAGATGGGCGCCTCGATCGTTACGCTCTTCGCCGATGAGATCCCCCAGGGGGTCCGCGACGCTTACGACGCCGCGGCGAACGGGATCGCGACCTCGGGACAGAAGTCGATCATCACCTTTGTCGAGTCCGTGAAGTCCGCGATCCTAGGGTTGCCGGTGTACTTCGCAACCGCGGCGATCGACGCGGGGAAACGCTTCCTGGACACGCTCCGGAATTCGACCTCGGAAGGGGTCGTAGGGATCGCCGGGGACATCGGGAAAGCCTTCTCCGAGGCCCTCGCCGGCGCGATCAAGGTGCCATCGTTGGACTTCCTCGGCGGGCCTCGAGGCGATCTCTCGGGACAGTCCGTCAACGCGGACGGATCACCCACCGTCGCGGCCCCCGGGGTCTTCGGGACGGCCGCGCGGGCCCTCGCCGGACCCGCGTCCGCCCTGTTCGCGTCCACGGGGACGACGGGCCCGACGATCAACCAGACGATCAACCAGACGATCAACACCGAAGGGCCGTTCGCTCGGGGCGACATCCGCGCGGGGATCGATGACGCCAACGAGGCCGCACTCTCGCAACTCGAGGCGACCGCGTGAGTACCCTTGTAATCCTCCCCGACGCGGAGCTCGATGACGTCGGCTTCGACGCCACGCTGATGGAAGACTCCGTCCTTCCGGCGGCCGTATCGGCGAACCCCGTCGAACGCGGCGCGCCCGTGACCGACGACATTCGAGTCGATCCGATCCAGATCTCCGCGGAGGTCCTCGTCACGGAGACCCCCTCCGATTCCAATTTCTACGGCGACGGTCAACGCGGGATCGTCTCGATCCCGGTGAAGGGCCGCGGCACCTTGCAAGTGCTCGCGCCGCGCGTCTCCGGCGCGCCGCAACGATCGCTTGTGACGGAGATGCATGAGCGGCTCGATCGCCTCCGAAGGGAGCGCACGACGTGCACGGTGATCACGTCGACTCTCGAGTTTCCCTCGATGGTCCTCGCCAGCGTCCAGCTCAACAGGCCCCCGAACTCGGGAGGGAAGGGGATCTTCCGGCTCTCGTTCGTCGAGATCAAGACCGCGACAACGTCGGTGATCTCCGCGCCGCGGCCGGCGGAACCGCGAGCGCAGTCCAAGAAAGTCCAGGGCAAGGCCCCGGCGAGCGACCCGAAGAAGGACGGGACACCAGTGCCAGCGCAAGAGGCCTTGATCTCGGACGCGAAGGCCGCGGCGAATAAGGCGATCGCCGCCGGGAAGGCCTTCCTAGGACTATGATCCGTTTCGCGCTCCCCGCGGATTCTCCGTTGCTGTCGACTGTGGTCCGCCTCGAGGGGCGAGACTTTCGGATCGAACTGGACTACCTAGGCAAGGCCGATCGCTTCGCGGTGTCGGTGTTCGACGCGGTGACGAACGTCCCGATCATCCGAGGGCAAAAGGCCCTCGTCGGATCTTCGATCGCCGTGGATACCGCGAACGCACTGCGTCTACGCGAAGGGGTACTCACGTTCTCCGGACCGACGGACGGACGCCCGCGACTGCGGGACCTCGGACGATCGGTGTCGCTCGTCTATGCGACCTTCGCGGAGATCGAGGCGTCCCCGTGATCCGGCAATTCCTGCGACGGTACGCCGTGATGATCAACCAGACTTTGATCGAGGATCTTCGGTGCGCGTTCGTCGTGGAACGATCCCTTACGCCGGCCGCGAACAAGGCCGCGGTACGCGTCTGGGGGCTCGCCCCCGGCCGCCGAAGGATCCTCGAGGGTCTCACGGGCGCGCCGATCCAGATCGATGCGGGCTACCGCGAAGGGGTCTCGACGATCTTCCTCGGAAGGGTCCGCGACATCCGATCGAAGCCGACGGAGGACGGCCTCGGTTGGGTCACCGAAGCGAGCGCCGGTGACGGAGAGGCCGAAACCAGGAAGGCCCGCGCGGCCGTTGCGTTCGCCCCCGGGACGGCCGCGGACGCGGGCCTCCGTGCGATCGTCAAGGCCCTTGGCGTGGATCCCGGGAACGTCGACGCGGCCGCGGCCCTCGTGGCCTCGAAGAAGTTGTTCCCCGCCGGGGGCGTGATCTTCGGCCCCGCTCGTCGGGAGATGACCGCAGTCTGTCGATCGTTGGGCCTAGAGTGGAGCGTCCAGGATGGCGCGCTTCAGATCCTCGAGATCGGCAAGGCCCTCGAGGGAACGGCCGTGGAGCTCACTCCGGAGACCGGACTGATCGGCGCGCCGAGCGCCAACGCGAAGCGAGAGGCCTCGATCCGTTGCCTGTTGCAGCCGGACGTTTTCCCCGGGCGTCTCGTGGTCGTGGACTCCGAAACGCTTCGGGGGCAGTATCGGATCACGAAGACCGTGCACAAGGGCGACTCGCACGGCGCGGAGTGGGAGATCGACCTCACAGGGGAGCCCTACTGACATGGCCACGGACTTCGCCGACGTCATCGAGCGCGCGATCGAGTCCCGGATCCGGGACATATTCACGGCCTCCGTCGGTGAGGTCGTGAGCTACGACCCCGCGGCGCGAAAGGCGGACGTCCGCCCCGGCGTCACGCGCTGGTCGCCTCGCGAGGACGGGACGATCGATCGTGACCTCGAGGTCCCGATTCTCCCGGCGGTCCCCGTCCTCTTGCTGAGGACGCAAGGGGCGCGGATCGTTGTCGACATCGAACCGGGCACGAAGGGCCTTCTGTTGTTCTTCGACGTGCCGATCCATGGGTGGATGCAGTCCGGCGACGTCACCGGATCCGAGGATCTAAGGATGCACCATCCGACCAGCGCGGTGTTCATCCCGGGCCTCTATCCGGACACGGAAAGCCTGGACGTCGCGACGGAACCGGACACGATGATCCTTGACGCCGATACGATCAAGCTCGGCGCGACGGCGTCGTTTCATGTCGCGATCGCGGAGGCCGTCCGCGGGGAGCTCGACAAGATCGCCGCGGCCCTCAACAGTGCCAACGCCCCGAACGGCGGGGGTCCGGTGACCTACGGGTCCGCGTACGTCCCCGCGGACGTGAACTCGACAAGGGTGAAGGTGGTCCCATGACGATCGAATGGAGCTACACGATCGAACCGCCGAGCTCGATCGCGGACGCGTCCGGCGTCGCCGATGTCGATCTACTGCCGATCAAGGATCTGGCATTGGCCCCCGATGGCGATCTCGAGGTCCCCCCGAGGATCATCGGCGGAGTCGAGGCGATCGCGCAACGTCTTCGGATCCGCCTCTCACGATGGCGCGGGGAGAACTTCCTCGATCTCGACGACGGGATCCCCTACGCGGAGCGCATCGTCGGGCGACGCGGGTCCGCGGCCGTCGCACGTGCGATCCTCCGTCGCGTGATCCTCGAGACGCCCGGCGTCCGTGAGATCCTCGAGTTCTCCGCGGCGCTCGTCGGGCGCGAACTTCGCGTCACCTTCCGCGTGTCGACGCGCGGCGGACCGGACATCGTGGTACGCTCGGGGTTCAACGCGGAGGCCGTCACGTGACGTACATCGATCCTACCGGGCTGCAGATCCCGACACTCGAAGAGATCCGCGACGCGATCGGCGCGGAGCAACGCGCGGCGATCGATCCGCTCCTCGCGAACGACACCGATAGCGTTCTCGGGACGATGAACGCGATCGTCGCGTCCCATGCAAGGGAGGCATGGGAGACCCTACAGGACGCCGCTTGGGAGAACGATCCTCGAGACGCCGAAGGGGCGGGCCTCGAACGGATCTCACGGATCACGGGGACCCTTCGCCGCGCGGCGACGCGATCGACGGTCACCGTCGACTGTACCCTTGCGGGCGGGACGTCCCTCGCGGCCCTGTCGTCTCAGGTCCGCGTGACCGGATCGGACCCGGCGGTCCTCTTTCGTCTCGTCTCGTCGTTCACCGCGCCCGTCGGTCCTTCGGCGACGTACCCGCTGATCTTCGAGGCCGTCGCCGAAGGGCCTGTCCCGGCGAACCCTACGACGCTCACGACGATCGCGACCCCGACGGCCGGATGGTCCGCGGCGTCGAACCCCGGCGCCGCGACACTGGGCCGGGCGGAGGCGACGGACGAAGAACTCCGACAACTGCGGTTGGCCGACCTGTTTCGGCCCGCGGCCGTGATCCCGAAAGCGACGGAACAGCGGTTTCTCGAGGTCCCCGGGGTCCTCTCCGTGCGATTCCGGGAGAACCTCCTAGACGTCAAGGACCCCGCGACGGGCCTCCCGGGCCGGACGTGGCAGATCATCTATTGGGACGGCCCGGGGGCGAGCGCGGACCCTGACGATCTCGCCGCGGCGCTCGTGGACTCGCGCCAAGGTGGCATCGCCGGAGGGGCGATCCGCGCCCTGGAGGTCCCCTTCGAGGTCGAGATCTTCGGATGGTCCGCCGCGGGGTACTCCGCCGCGGCCCTCAAAGCGGCGATCCTCGCCGATGTCCAGGCGACGCAGCGGCCCGGGCGGGACGTCTATTATTCCCGGTTCGCGGCGATCTGCGCGGCGAACGGGGTCCCCGAGATCCAAGAGATCCGCCTCCGGAAGACCCTCTCACCGGCCGCCCCGTGGGCCGTGGCGAATATTCCGATCGACGCGGTATCGGTCGCGACGTTGCTGGACGCGACGATCACATTGAACGTGATCGCCGGCCCGGCCCCGGTGTGATACCCTCGGGGCCATGGTTTCCGATCTCACTCTCGCGATCCTGGTCGCCGTCGCCCTCGGGAACGTCGCGATCCTCATCCTTCGACGGCTCGGGTACGAGCGCGCGGCGGACGTCCTCGGGAAGATCCTCCCGCTCGCACTCACCGCGTCCAGTGCGTCCTCGTGGCGCGAGGCCGTCCAGCGGCTCGCCCTCTCCGTTCTGGAGCTCCCCGAGAAGGAAGCCCGGGAGGAAGCCTCGAGGGCCCTCAAGAGTGCGACGGCGAAACCGTCCGTGCCCCCGGGCCCGACGTTGCCGCTGCTCCTCGTCCTCGGACTCTCGGGGTGCGCCGGCGCGGCCGGTCTCTCGAGGGGCCTCGAGGACGTCCGCGACGGCCTGGACGCCGCGCGACCGGCGATCCTTCAACTGGAGTCCGCGGTAAAGGAGTGCTCCCGATCCTTGCCCCCGGCGGAGGGCGCGGCCGTCCGCGAACGGCTCGAGGCTACGATGGTCCTCTTGGACCTCGCGTGGGCGAAAGTCGGCGCACTGCTCTGTCTCGTCGTAGAGGACAAGACGGGGTGCGACCGATGAACACCCTCGCTTCGCTCGGGGAGAACTGGGAGATCGTCCTCGCGGCGATCTCGATCGGCCTCGTCGCCGCTGGCGTCCGTGTCCGCGGCCGTAGAAACAAGCCTCTCCGGGGTCCGGACCCGTGATCCGGATCGGGGACCGCGCGCCGAAGTACGCACGCTTCGAACTCAGGACCTCGAGCGCCGCGGCCCCGACGGCGACGCGTCTCGTCGCTCGTGTCCGGCGCTCGGACGGGACGATCGCGGAGTGGGAACTTACATCGGTGATCGCGGTCGCGGGGTCCGTCTCGGGCCTCCGCGTGTTCGCCCCCGACGGAACTGATTTCCCCGTCGGTGGGCGCTACGATCTGCGGCTCTTCGCACTGGACGCCGGGGGCGTCTGGATCGACGATCACGAGGGCTCTTTCGAAGTTGACGCGACGTCAACAGGATGGATCGGGACATGACCGTAGTTCTCGCCACGACTCGCGCCAACGCCGCGCTGGACAACATCCTCGCGAACGCGAACAACGGACGCCTGCAATTGCGCGCCGGGACCGACAACGGGCCCGACGCCGCGGCCTCGGGGACCCTCGTGTCGGAGCACACGATGTCCGCGACGGCGTTCGCCGCGGCCGCGTCGAAGGTCGCGACGGCGAACGCCGTCGGGTCCGCCGTCGCCGCATCGGGCGGAACGCCGTCGCACGCGAGGTTGACGCAGTCCGACGGAACGACCGGCGTACTCCACCTCTCCTGCGGCGGATCGTTCAGCTACACGAACTCGGGGAACGTCCTCACCACGAACGCCGCGCACGGCTGGTCCGCGAGCACTGCGGTTCGCGTCTTCGCCGAACCGGGGGGCGTCCTTACGACGGGCCTTTCCCAGGATACGACGTACTACGTCCGCGCCCCTTCGGGCTCGACGTTGGAACTGTCCTTGACCCCGGGCGGGGCGGCCGTCGTCCTCACCGGGACGGGGACCGCAGTGCAGCGGATCTGCCTCGCGTCCACGGACGTCGCGATCGGGTCGAACTCGGGCGATATCCTCGCGGGGACCACTGTGCAGATCGCGAACGTGAGGCTCCGCTTCCCGTGACGATCTACCGATCGAAGATCGCCGCGGCCTTCGTCCGCGATGGTCTCTGGCTCCCGTTCCCCGGCCGGCGAGAGATCGTCGCGGTCCCCGTCCACGACCAAGAGACGGGGACCTCCGGGCAATGGAGCGCCCGCGATGCGCTCGAGGTCGCGCGCGCCCTGGGGGGCGCTCTCCCGACGTTCGACGATGTGACGGCCCTTGACCGGATCGGGTTTCGGATCGATCCGGTGACCCTCCCCGATGCGAAACTCCGACGCGATGATCCGCGCCTCGAGGGCGAGACCTCGAAGGCGTACGAGATCCGCATCCGCCGGAACATGGCCTCCCTCGAGTGGCTCCGCTGGCACGATGCGCTTTGCTGGCGCGCGCTCGCGGGATGGGACCGAACGAAACCCGTGGCGAACTTCGGCAAGCTTTGGATCGGACCGACACCGAAGGGGGCGGGGAAGATCCGCGGATGGCGCGATCGCAACGGCACGTGGATCCAACAAGGGTTGAGGCCGCAACACAATGACGCGCACTTGGACTACGCGACGAAAGTCGTCGTGGTCCGAGAGCGGCCTGTGATGGTGGCAGCATGATCACCGATCCTCTGTTCGTCCCCGCGAGACGGACCGCGATCACCGGCGCGGAGCTCGCAACGGAGATCCATCGGATCGATCCGTCGCTCGGATGGTCCTCGGTTATCGTCCTCGTCTCGCAGTGGTCGATCGAGACGGCGGACGGCGCGGCCTGTTGGAATTTCAACATCGGCAACAAGAAGCGCCGCAAGGGTCGGCCGTTTACGATGCTGCGCGGGACGTGGGAGATCCTTCCGACGGCCCCCGCGCTCGCCGACGGCGTCCGTGAGATCAAGCCGCACGCCTCCGGGTTCCGCTGCGTGTTCGATCCGCCGCACCCGCAGACGCACTTCATGGCGTTAGCGACGCTCGCGGACGGCGTCGCGGACTACCTCGAGGGGATGCGCCGGCGCTTCGCCGGGGCGTGGCCTTCGGTCCTCGCCGGGGACCCCGAGGGGTTCGCCTCGGGCCTCAAGCGGCTTCGTTACTACACGGCCCCCGAGGCCGACTACCGAAGGGCCTTGAGGACGGCCTTCAACAGGTTCGATCGATCGCTCCCCGTCGCGTTCCTCCCAGCGCTCGGTTTCTCGTCGGTCACGGAGTACCAGCGCTCGCGGTCGGACCTCGTCGCGGACGGGATCGCGGGCCCCTTGACCAGGACCGCGATCCGCGAAGACTTCGGAAGGAAGGTGGCCCGTGGCAATCACTAGCGTCGACGGATGGATCGCAGCCGCAAGACAGGACGTGGCGATCAAAAAAACCGCCTCGAGGACGTCGATCGCCGCGACCTGGTTCTCGGTGTTCGATCTCGCCGGGTCCCCCGGGGCGGGGACCTTGGCGGGGACCTCGACGGCGGCCGGCGTTGTCCCGACGGACGCGACGGCGGGGACCCCGACGATCGACGCGTTCGGCGGGGGCTCGAAGGGGTACCTCGGCGGGATCTCGTACGGGTCCTCCGTGGCGTGCCGGATCCGGATCTGCGATCTGCTCTTCAAGGCCGGCGCGTACGCGTTCAACGCGAATCAGGCCCTCGCGTCGCAACCGTCGTTCCTCGGCCGCGTCCCGGGCGGAACGGCCCTCGCGACGGCGGGACAGACTGAGATCTGGGTCGAGCAGGTCACCGCAGCGACGGGAAACCAGGCGGTGAACGTGACCTACAACGACGAGAACGGCGCGAGCTCCACGACCGGCGCGGTAGGGATCGGCGCCGCTCCGACCGTGGGGCGCATGTGGCAACTGCCCCTTGAGGCAGGCGATCGCGGCGTCTCGCAGATCAACAACGTCGCCGGAACGGTCGCGTCCGCGGGGACGTTTAACGTCCTCGTACTTCGGCCGTTGCTGACGCTCCGCGTCCCGGTCGCGAACTCGGCTGGGACGAAGTCGTTCCTCGAGACGAAGGCCCCGCAGATCTTCGCCGACTCCGCGCTGATCGCGATGATCGCCGCGGACTCGACGGCGACGGGGATCTTCGACCTCGAAATCGAGCTCCGGAACGGATGATCTTCCGGTCGGCCTTCGTCCTCCCGGAGCCGTCGGGGTTCGTCCCGACGGCCCCGGGGCAAGGTGCGCCCGCGATCCTCGACGCGGGATTTTGGGACCCCGATCCGGCCCCGGGGTCCCTGTGGATCGACGCCGGCGCGTCCCTCCTGTTGCTCGCGTCCGTCGGGGTCCGTAGTTCGGGCCCGTCGGCCGTCGCGGCCCTCCCCGCCCCCCAAGGGGCGGCCGTCGCACGTGACCGGGGACCTTCGACCGTCGCGGCCCTCCCCGCGCCGAGCGGGGCGGTGACCTTGCGTGTCTCGGGCCCTTCGGCGGTGGCGTCCGTCACCGTCGCCGGGGCGGCCGCCTTGAGGTCCGCGGGCCCTTCGGGGGTGGCGTCCGTCGCCGTCGCGGCGGGCGCGGTCACGCGGTCCCCGGGGGCGTCCGCCGCGGGCGTATGCCCCGCCCTGCTCGGGAACGGCCTCGCCCGTGCGGCGCTCCTCGTGACCTCCGTCGACGTCCGCGCGGACCTCGAGGCGGCGTCCGGGGACGGACTTGCGTCGCTCGGGGGGACCCTCGTGGCGGCCCCCGTCAACGTCCGTGGCGGCGCGATCGTCTGGGCCTGGACACTCGGGCCGGTCGCGGCGTCCACGGTCGCCCTCACGGCCCCTCCGGCGCGCGGCGCGCGTGCGACGTCCCCGGGCCCGACGTCCGTGGTCATGTCCGCCGCCGGACCCTCCGAGATCGTGGTAGGCTCGTAGGGTGGACCTCTCGAAGCTCCCCCCGATGTTCCGCCGGCCGCGCCTCGAGGCCGTCCTCGTGTCATGGCTCCGACCGTGGGACGACGTCGCGGGGGCCTCGATCGAGGTCGGTGACGTCGCGCTCGATCCGGACGCCGCTACGGGGGCGGGCCTGGACCAGATCGGTGGAATCCTCGATCTCGGACGCGGGACGGCGCTCGATCCGGAGTACCGCGCCGCGCTTCGAGCTCGAGGCCGGGCCTACAGGTCCCAGGGGCGCACGTTCGATCTGCTCGATGTCGCGGAACTCTCCGCGCCAGGCGTGACGTGGACATTGCTCGAGACGCCCCCCGCGAGCGCGACGATCTGGGCCCTCGAGGTCGCCCCCGAGGAGATCCCCGGCCTCGTGGGAAACCTAGCGCTGGCGACCGGGAACGCGATCACCCTCGTGATCGTCGTGGGCCTACCCGGATCACCAACGGCGCTATGGTCCTCGGGCGCTTGGTCCACGGGGACATGGGGCCACGCGATCGAGGTGTGATACACTCGCGGGATGACCGCCGCACGCCCCCGAGGGAGACTCCGGACCTTCGCCGCAAACGCCACCTATCCGGCCGGCCCCGAGCCGTGGGCGGGGACCCCGACGAAGATCCAGCCGACGGACGGCGCGGAGGCCGCGGGGTACGTCCCCGAGACCCCGCTGGATCCGCAGCGGGACAACTTTCGTCGGTGGGAGACCTCGCGATGGTTGCAACTGCTAGACGAGATCGAAGCGCGGAACTGGACGGACCGCGCGACGGTGAACACGACCCCCGCGAACGGAGTCACGGGCCTCGCATGCGCGACCTACGGCGATCGACGCCTGGTGCTCGCGAGCAACGATCGCCGTGCCTACGCCTCCGCGGACGGGGGATACTCGTGGACGACCGAGTTCGATCTCCCGGACGCTGCGAGTAACTGGATCTCGCTCGCCTCCGGGGAGGACGCGATCGCCGGGACGGCGACGCAGGGGAGCTCAGGGGACTTCGACCTTTGGGCCCGCGGGGACGGCCTCGCGTGGAACTCGTTCGCCGGGCTCGCGGGGGCCTCGGAGGCCAACGTCACCGCGATCAACGATGCGAGATCCGAGATCGTCGTAGGCGGGATCGACACACTGGGCCGGCCCTCCGTGTGGACACTGACCCACGCTGCCGGGGACCTCTCCGCCGCGGTCGAGACGGTGATTGTCCGGACGGGGACCGAACCGATCCGTCACCTTGCCGTGGGCTCGAGATACGGCCTCACCGCGAGCGCGACGGCGACGCAGGAGATCGGCTACTGGGAACCGGGCGTCTCCGCGGCGGTGACCCCGGTCGTCCCGTTCCTTTCGTTCGGCTCGTATCAAGTCCGGTGGGTCGTCTGGTCCGACGAGTACGGCCTCTTTTTCGTCGGCCTCGACAACGGGACGAATGCCTACGTCTACTCCACCGACGGCCCGACGACGCTCGCGAGGATCGCGACGCTCCCCGGCGTGACGTGGCGGAACACCGGGCGGTCGGTCGCGGCCGTCCGCGGCGCGACGATCGTCGCCGCGAGGGGGAACGCGCCCGATCTCATGATCTCGACCGACGGCGGGGTCGCGTGGACGACGACGCCGGACCCCATGAGGGCCTTCGCCGTCGCCCCCGTGGGATCCCCTGACGTCCTCGTCCTCGCGGGGACGCGGTTCGCCGCGGCGCGCTACAGGGCCGCGGGGATCGTCGAGGTCGCACAGGCCCTTTCCGTCGGCGGGGCTTGACACTGTACATGGCGGCATTACATAGGGTCGATGTCGAACCCTACCGCCTGCCTAGTGTGTCCCGCTGATCTGCCGTCCCACCTCGATCCTTCCGTTCCATGGGTCCGCCTCGTCGTCTCCGTCGACGGGGTCCCCTCTTGGCTCCTCCCGCGCCTCCGACGGCACTTCGGCGACGCCGCGGACGCGAAGGGTCACGCCTACGTCGAGTATACCCCCGCGCGCTGGACGAGACTGCCCCCGACGATCGTCTGCGATCTGCAGATCAGCGGGGTCTCTCCGCCCCGTGAGCCCGTCGAGTTCGCACCCGATCGCTACGTGGTCGACCGATGGATCGAGCTCACGTCCGCGCAGTTCCGCCGGATCGGAACTGGGAAGGATCGACTGGTCCGCGTCCTCGGGGTCGCCGTCGAGCGAAAGAGGCTCCGGGAGCTCGGCCTCCGCCTCCCAGGGGGGACCGTGTTCCGCCTCTCGAGGGGGCAACGCGCCTCGTACGATGCGCATACGCTTGAGGTCCGATGGTCGGTCCCCCGCCCGGCGCGGATCTCGCTCTCCCACAGTCCGCCGGCCCACCGCGGGGGTTTCACGTTCCTGCCCCAGCGGGAGGAAGGGATCGAGGTCGCTCGGCCGACGAAGATCTTTGACGATCGGCCTTGACTCTTGTAACGTCGGACATTACAAGAAGGACATGAGCAACGCATCGAACTGGACGAAGTACCTTGGGGCCCCGAAAGCCTCGACGGCGGACCGCGCGCGAGCTCGCCGCGCGGAGTTCTCGGGCGCGGCGCTCGTCGCCTACGATCGCCTGAGCGCGAAGTTCGCGGCGGACCTCAACGCCGCGATCGCCGAAGAGGACGAAGAATCGACCGAAGAGACTTGACGACCGTACATAAGGAAAACCGGGCGCACGATGCGCCCCACTGAAAGGAACACGAACCATGAGCTACTCCGATCTGTCCCACCTCTCCCCCGCCGACCGCAAGCGCTGCCTCGAGGCGTGCCGCGGCGACTACCAGCGCGGGATCGTCCTCGGCTCCGAGTCCCTCTCGGGGTCGACCCTGACGGGCAAGGCAGCCTCGTGGGGCTCGCATTACAAGGCCTCGAGATCGAACCTGGTCCGTCGCCTCGAGGCCCTCCCGGGGATCGTCGTGACTGAGGAGCGCCGCGGCAAGGGCCGCGCGCGGATCCTGGTCCTGGCGTCCGCCCTGTGTTCGGTGACGGCGTGAAGATCAAAACCGCTTTCGGGGACAAGATCGTCGGTCTTCGCGTGGGGAACGGACACGGTTACGTGTGGACGCTCCCCGAGAGAAGCGCGCCTAACGGGGAATGGTGGACCCTGAACCCACAACGGGGATGGGTCCCCGTGCCTAGCAATTCGCGGGCGCTTCTGGACACTCTCCGCCTCGAGGGGGGCCGTTGAAACGCCAAGTCGAGACCCTGTCCCTCGTGGACGGGGTCGCGGCCCCCTCGTGGGCCTCCGCGCTCTTCCCCGAGTCTGAGACGCTCTCCGTTGCGGCCGTCGCCCTCTCGCGCGTGCGCAAGGCGAACGGTAGCGCGTTCCTCTTGTACGGATCGGAGGACGGCCTCCGGATCCTGCTCGCGCGGCCGGCGGACGTCGTGGAGGCCGCTCCCGTCTCGGGGCGGTACCGCCTCTCGGGCGATGCGGAGCTCATCTACGCCGGCGCGCCTAGCTCTCGCTGGTCCGGCCCGGCGCGGTGCGTCCTCGTGACCGGGGCGGCCCTCCGTGCGGCCCTCGCGCATGTCGGGGCGGGGGTCGTCCACCTCGAGGGCGGGACCGCCGCGGCGCGGTTCGCCTCGGGGCATCGAAGGGCTGTGATCTGGCGATGACGATTCTTTCGATCGGTGCTTGACTCTTGCAACGTCAGACATTACATAAGGGAGACCGGCGCACGAAGCGCCGGCCCGAAAGGAACACGAACCATGAACACGGCCCAGAACGCGAAACTGTTGACTTCGGACTCCGCCCGCACCCACGAGACGATCGAGATCGAATGGGACCACGAGATCTCCGAGGAACTCTACTGCCTCGCGGATGATTCCTCGGACGACAGGGACGCCGCGACGCGGACCTATTGGGGGACCGACGCGGAAGGGTGGGAATGGCAGATCCTCCTTACGGGAGTTCCCCGTCACATTCGCAACTGAACCTACCGGCCCCCGCGAGGGGGCCTTTCACCGGAGAACGAACCATGCGCAACGCACTCAATCGTACGATCGTCGCCCTCCGCCGCGAGGCGGGACTCACGCAACAGGAATTCGCCGATGCGCTGGGGATCTCGCGCGGCGCGGTCGCGTGCCTCGAGGCGACCTCAATCGCCGTGACTCGAGCGACGATCGCCAAGATCTCGGAGTCATTCGGGCCGGAGGCGGCCCTCCGCGTGGACCTCGCCATGCACGCCGTACTTCTGCCGTCGGCGGTCGCGACGAAAGCGGCAAAGGCCGCGGGGGTCGACCTATGAGCCCCGAAGTGGACGACGTCCGGGAGAGCGACCTCGTGATCGTCGAGGACCCCCGGTGTCGCGAGGGCTGGTCCTCGATCGCGATCTACCCGGACGGAGCTCGCCAGACTGCGACCCCGACCGGGACGGGTTGGGTGCGCCTCGAGTGGCTCACCGCCGCCGTGGACGGTGAACCGTGAACCCGCTCCGGATCGTGATCGGTCAACGCGGCTGGGTCTGGATCGGCCGCCTGTCCTACGATCCCCCCGCGGGGTACGTCCTCACGGAAGCGCGGTGCATTCGCCGCTGGGGTACCACGAGGGGCCTCGGACAGATCGCCCTTGAGGGCCCGACCCCCGATACGATCCTGGACGACGTCGGGACGGTACGGATTCACCCGCTCGCCGTGGTCGCAACGTATGACGTCCTCGAGGAAAAATGGGCCTAGACGATCTCGAGATCTACCGGGACCGGTGCGAGGCCTACGGAACGGTCCCGGAGGTCGCCGCGGATCTGGAGTCCTTCGGCCTCTGGGAAGGGGCCGGAGCGACGCTTTACGGGGAAGGCTACGGGGCCGGCGGGTTCTACTCGGACGGTCACGGCGCAGGCTACGGGGGCTATGGCGACGGAGACGGCCGCGGGACCGACGGAAACGAAGCCGGCAACGGGAACGGCCTAGGTTGGGGTTTCCGCGACGGGGACGGGCGGGGGACAGAGTGGGAGTGGACCTAGCGGAGCTCGAGATCTACCGGGACCGGTGCGAGGCCAACGGGGAAGTCCCGGAGGTCTCCGCGGACCCCGAGTCCTTCGGGTACGGGGACGGGTACGGGGACGGGTCCGGGGACGGGGACGGGTCCGGGTACGGGGACGGGTACGGGTACGGGGACGGGTACGGGTACGGGGACGGGTACGGGTACGGGGACGGGGACGGGGACGGGTCCGGGTACGGGGACGGGTCCGGGTACGGGTACTAAACCGGAGTGTCGACCCCGAGGCCCGACGCCTCAGCTCGGAGGTCCAATAGTTTCACGATCGCGGCCCTCCGGAGGTCGCCCCCCGGGTCTCGGTGCTCCCACGCGGAGAACGCAGCCGCGATGCCGCGCCCGTCACTCGCGATCCGCCGGAGCGCCGTGACCTCGGCGTACGCGATCCCGTCGCGCCAAGTCCCCGCGGTGAAAGCGAGCTCGACGCGCCTCTCTGCCTCCATGTGGCACGCCGTGGCGATCGCCCTCGCAAGGCCCTCGTACAGTGGCCACCGGTCGACCGTCGCGACGCTACGCGCCGGGGGCGTAGGGTCCTCGGGGCGTGTCACGG